CCTCTTGCACATTACCCTCGCCGGCCGTGATCGCCACGGTTCCAGACACGATGAGGTACAAGTGCTCTTTTTTGTGGATTGCGCCAACTACCAGCACACCAGCATGACGAAACACCTCACGGCAGTACATACCGCCGTGGAAATAGTGCTTTGTCTCAGGCTCGTACTGAGGCAGTTTCGACAGTTCCTGCTGGAGCGATTCTACCTTTTGCCGCATCATTTGAGGCGGCGCAACAGCGAACCCTTCTCCGTAAGTCACTGTCATGTTCACTGAGTCACCTCACGGCCACTGACGCGCATGTTAATGGCGCTGGCGGTTCCTGCGATTGTACTGATGAAGTCGCCGGGGTTCAAAACCTGCCCCACGAGTTCGGGGAAGGTGTACACCTCGGACGGCTGAAGCGTCTTGGTCTTGGTGATCAGGTTGATGTTGCCAGCGGACCCAGCCACAGTGACCAAGTTGACTGAGATCGTCGCAGCCGTGGCGCTGTAATTGGTCGCCGTGAACTTGTCAACAATCGTGGTCACATTGGCGGCCGTATACTGGGTGGTTTGAGTCGCCTCGACAGTCTTGCCGGGGATGATGTTTTTGACGATGACTGTCATTCGGGTTTCTCCTTATTCGAGTTGCAGTGCGTTGTTGGAATCGTACTGCGTCACCACCCAGTTTGTCCCGTTGGACACGAGGGTGGCATTGGCTCCAGCCACGGCTTCAAGGATTGCGGTGGTCGCCGCACCCCCGGCCAGTGGCACTACATTACTCGAAGCTGACACAAGAGTCTGGTTCTGGTAATTCAGGAAGTACAGCACCCGGCCAGTGTTGGCGCTGGCTGTCGGCAGCGTCACTGTGCAGGACGAACCCGACTTGTTGTTGATCAGCCAAGTCTCGCCGTTTGCCACGGTGAAGTTGGCTGTCTTGGTGACCGGAGCGCCGCCAGTACCGGCAATCACAGACGCCGGAGTGACGTTTTTCCAATACCCCAGTGCCGAGTCGTACTGGATCAGGTCGCCGTTGGCAAGGGTGCCGAACTGCACATTCGAGTCGGTGCCGCCCAGTTCTGAACCAGCAGTTACACGAATGAGCATCGTGCCGTTGTTGGAGTTCGAGATGACCGCAGCGACCTGCACTTTGACGTTTGGTGCGCTGGGTTTGGTTTTGGTCAACCCACCGGTGACAGCGGGGTTGTACCAAAGAATGTCACCATCGCTGTACGCAGACAAATCAACGCCGCGCAACGTACCGATGAATTGCACCAAACCAAATCCGTTGTTGGCGATGCTCTCGGCGGCGATCCCCATGATGTAGCTGCCATCGGTCACCCCGGTGGCCGGAGCGCCAGTGGGTACACCAGACGCACCCACGGCACCAGTGAACATGATCACCTGACCTTTGGTGATGGCGCTGCTGGCCTTGATGTAGTAGTACCCGCTTTCGTTGACTCGACCAAGCACATTGGTCGTCATCTGCACACCGAGGGTGGTGCCACCGTCCCAAGCCAGCGTACCTACATCGGGCGGCACACCTTCAGGGGTCGTGTCCCAAATCACCCACGGTAACAGCGACTGCTGAAGCTGGCTCATGGTGCCCAGTTCGGGTCGCACCTGAGTCTCAAGCGCCTCAATCTGCTTGCGCAGTTCCGCGATCTGCTCGATCACGCTCTCAGTCGATGGGCGCAAATTCTCGCTGGCCTTGTCCACGATGACGTTGATCTCGTCAACCGTCAGAGCAGGGGGTCCTTTTTGCAGGTCATCCAGCGACACATTGCTGCCACCAGTCAAAGTGAACAGCGACAGGAAGAACATGTACCACTCACGCGACACCGTGCCAGTGCGCGGGTCGATAAACGCGACCCGTGGCGGCGTGATTGGTACATTCAACGGATTAGGCATTCGTCGGACTCACGAGCAGTTCTGCGCCCACGATGGCGATCTTCACGGGGTCGGTGCCTGACACCTCGTACACCCGGTCACGAATCTTCATGGTCATGCCCAGACGCCTCCAAATGGCACGGCGGTAGTATTCACCGATCTTGCCGATGCTGACCCAGTGTTCATTGGACCATGTGTGCCCACCATCGTCTGACCAGCGCAGCATGACTTGCGGATCACTGCCTTGCCCAAGGTTCAGGCCGACACCCGACTCGCAGTCAAGCTGGAGACTGTGGTGCGCGGTGCGTTTGAGGTTATTCTGGCCGGTGGGTAGTGCTCTCCACGAGCGCAGCCACTTCTGGATGCTGCCGTTGTCCGAATAGTCGTCCAGATCGAACGAGTAGATGTTGGCGTTCTGATAGTCGCCCACCAACACCTTGGTGCCAAAAAATGCTTGACAGTTGCTGCGGTGACGGGTGAAGTCACCGTTGGAGAACCCAGCGCGTTCATGCCATGCCTGCGTTGCCACATCGTAAACCCATGTGGTGTCCGCGCTTGGGAAGATCAGCACGTAGAAACTGTGACCGTCTTGCTGGTAGGTGTACCCGATGGCGTCCGACAGGTCGCCATACTGCTGGATGTGCCACTCGACTGCGTGAGTCGAGATGCGCTGACCAGAGTAGCCGTTGGCCCGGTAGACCATGCCCTGACCACGGGCGTCTTTACCCAGCCAGAACAGGCCGTTATCCATCTTGGCAAGCGAGTAGGCCGCAGCGCAGCCCAACTCGTTGAACGCGCCTTGGATGCGAGAAAACGGGAAGTCAGCGTTGCCGCTGTTGTACCAGACCTCGATGGAGTTGGTGCCGTAAACCCACAGTTGCCCGTGATCCACGATGATGCCAACAACACCGTCAGGAGAACCTTCGGCGCTGGCAAAGTCGAGTGGGTCAATCTGTGTGCCCTCAAACAACGAGGTGACCCAAATTTTTTGACTGTTCGGCTCGTTGAACACGAAGTAGCCGTCCAAGTAACCCACGGTCACAGCGCCGGGAAAGTCCGGGTCAGTGATCCGCTGGAACACGTTGGTCATTGAGTTGTAGATAAACGAGGGGCCGTTGCAGGCAACGAACAACTGGGTGCCGTTGTCGGCCATGCTGACAGGCCCAGTGCCCGACACATTGCCGATTAGGGTTACTACGTAGGCGGGGGTGACTTTGTACAGTTTGTCGGCGCTAATCACGTACATGTTGCCAGCCAGCACCCACAGGCCACGGATGGGGCCAGTACCCACAGCAACTTCCAACTTCAGGCCGGGAGCGCGGTTTAGGAACGCAGGTTCTTTGCCCGCCTCGGGGATGATCTCGGGGAACAGGTTGACCATGCGAGCATCCGCAGCGTTGACACTGCGGGCCACGTAGGTGCTGCCGAGGATGGGCGTCTTCATCAGAAGTTACCTGCGTAGATGTTGAACCGCTGACGATTTGCCACCACAGCATAGGGCAGACTCATGATGTCATTCGGGTTGTTGATGCGCTTCAGATTGCGCTTGCTGGTCATGGCGATGCGCTGCACCTGTGGTGAAGGCTCCACGCCAAACTCGGGCGCGATCTCCATCGCCAAATTGTAGGCAAACGCCCGCATGTAGCCCGGTGGGAAAAACAGTTCGGTACTGAGCAGCGCAGGTTGTGTCAATTCCTCAGCCGGGATGAAGTGCCAATCCAAGTCTTGCGTGGGTCGAGGGTAAACGTACATGTCAACATTGGGAAATGTCATGTTGACAAAAATCACCTGCGGGAAAGTCGATGTCGATGTCTTGACAGCAATGCCATCGTATTGGTCTTGGTTGATGAACTTGATGCCATACGACACACCGCTTGGTGCTTTGTAGTAGGTGGCATCATCAAACTGAACGGGACGATTGCCCACAAAATCACCAGTGGGGCCAAGAGTGCGGTTAATTTGACCAGACGGCCAAGTGAACACTTGGTCTTGGGTAGAGAACACAGACAGTCGTTCCGTGTTCCACGAGTCAATCATTTGGTTCATTGCCACCAGAGCGTCTTGACTTGTTGCCGCTGACGCCGTTTCACCTTCGGCAAGAATACCGAGCAGCCTGAGTGCTCGGTTGATCTGATCGCCAGCGGTATAAGCCATTTCAGTTTCCTTCGGATTCGTCGCTTGCCGAAGTCAGAAACGATGGGACTTCGTTGGGCTGTTCGACAGGTTGTTCGGTCACTTTGCGAGTCAGCTTGTTGCGCACAGGCTTGTCTGCTTTCGGTGCCACCTCGACGGGCGTGTCAGGATTGTACTCCGACCAGCCGTTCTTGACATCATTGTCGAGTTCTTCTTGGTTGATGGCGACTTTGGCACCATGAATGGGGTGTACGAGTGTGATGTTCATTTGGTTCTCCATGTGAAAACGGGGCCGAAGCCCCGTTTTACCAGTTGCTCAAGATTTAGGCAATCTTGTACACAGAGTACGCTGCATCGCCTGTTTTGCGGAACAGGAATGCGGCGCTGGATGTCACTGCAACTGCAACAGCAGCGTTGCCGCCATCGGTGATGCCAGTACCCATCGACAAAGTGACAGCACCCGAAGATGTGCCCTTGTTGACGATGTTCAACTGGAATGTGCTGCCGACTTTGGCGCTGGTCAGCACTGCGTCAATGGCAGAAGCTGTGGGCAGCGTGTAAGTAGCAGCGGAGGTGCTGGGATCGGCCACCAGTACGCCACCAGTGATCTGGGCAGCGGTCAAGGTAGCTGTGGCAGTAGCTGTCTGAGGAGCAGCAGTGTAGCCGAGGGTGAGTTCGTTCAGGTTGCCATCACCGAGTTGGTAACCGCCGCCGCCGTTTGGGAGTGCCATGATAATTTCCTTTCAGAGATTGATTTTGAACGCAGGGGCCGAAGCCCCCGCCTTGGATTAGCCCCAGATGCGGCAACCCATTTGTGGACGGATCGTGTTGTAGCCATACAGCACGTCAACACGGCAAGGCATACGGTCGTTGTTGATGTCGTACTGACGAACAACGCGCAGGCTGATACCGTTGTGAACGGCACGGCTTGCCATGTCAACGCCTTGGGGCAGCAACAAGTCAGCAGTGGCGAACGCGATGGCGTCACGGTGGTACACCATGTTCTGTGGGTAGCTTGTGGAAGCAGCGCCAGTGAACACGACAGCCTTGCCAGTGGCAGGCAAGGACACCATAGTGCACAGGGCGTTACCAGCCGAGTACATAGGAGCCACGGTCACAGTAGCTGTGGTGCTGGAAGTCGAAGATGACAAGGCCACGAACTGGAACAGCGAACCGGTGGACTCACGAGTCTGTGGGTTGGCGGCGAAGCAGTCGGCGATGGTGAACACGTCACCAACAGCGATGGTTTCACCGGAGCCGACAGTCAAAGTCAGAGTGGTTGCGCCTTCGGAGGTCACAGCAGCGCCAGTGGTGTTGCCAGTGGCAGCACGGGTACCGGTAGTGTGAACCTTGATCGACTGGCTCATGTTGACTTCTTCGTAGCCCAACACTTGCTCACCCATCATGCCGTTCTTGAACTGGCGAGAGATGACATCTGTGGGGTTGAAGAAACCAGACAGGCCGTTAACCAATGCAGCGTTGGCGGCAGGGTTCACGGTAGCGTAACGAGGCGACATGGTGGCGGCGTTCTCGTTCAGCTTCTGCTGGGCTTGCAACAGCACCAAGGCAGTCGATGGGGCAGAGCCGGGGGTACCGACACTGTTACCGATCAGCTTGTATGCGTTCGCAACGTCAGCGTCCACAGTGGAAGCCAACTGGCTGATACGTGGCTTCAAGACACGCTCTGCGAAGTCGTCCAACTGCATGGTCAATTCAGCGGATGTGAAGTTGATGCCGATGTGCTTCTGGCTGGAGACAGTCAGAGTGGTGAACTGTTCGTTGTCGTCCTGAACTTGCAGGGCGGCACCGTCAGTGACCAGAGCGCGGTCGGGCAAACGGATACGCAGTGTAGAACCGATCTTGGCACCTTCAACAGCGAAGCTGTCGTCGTACTGGCGGTTCACGTTGCGGGTGATCACCAAGTTGTTCTCAAGTATTTCCAAAGACTTGCGTGTGATCATGTCAATGGTAAGCAGGCTATTAGCCATGATGGATTCCTTTCAATGATGAAGAATTATGGTGAGGGCACACGCCGCCGTTCTTATGTTTTCCGACTTGACAGTTCATACAGAGAACTTGGTAACCCGGAGGGAATCCAGATTTCCGCAGCCATCGGTAGAAACCATAACCAGAACCGGAATACAGCCCTGATCTTCGTTCTTCCGCGCCGTTGTTGTCAATATGATCTATCGAGAGAAACATCGGTTCAGTTTCACCGCAGCAGTTGCACTTGTATCCACCATAGGCTTCAAACACCTGCTCCCTGCAAATCGCTTGTGCGCGTTTGGTTTTCTCCAATTCAGCCTTGCGAATCGCAGCGACTTCTTCAGGTGAACCATTTGCTAACTTGCGATTGCGCCATTCTCGTGATTGCTCTCGGGCAGTTTCCCGATTTGCTTCACGCCAGTCGCGCATACGTTGGTTGTACCGTTCCCGGTTGCGTTCTCTGTATCTGGCCGCAGCCTCCCTGTTGCGTTGCCGCTTCAGTTCTTCAGCAGTCAGAGACTGATTATCCCTTTCCATTTCCATCTCCTATTTCGGGTAATCATACCCTACTTTGGAGATCAGCGGTTGCGGAGTGCCTGTGCTTTGGCGATTTGTCGCTGACGCTCGGCTGCAATCCACTCCGATGCACTCATGGTCTGGGTAGACCGGGGATCGGTGGTGTCAACGACACCGGGGTTCACAGCGCGGGCGCTCACCGGGCGAATCGGTTCGGGCGCAGACGTTGTTTTCTTCTGGGGAGGCTCGGATGCCAGTTTGGCCTCGATCTTCCCAATCTCACGCGCTTGCAGGAGCGGCGACAGACGCGAGATGCGATCAGCTTCTTTCGGATTGCTGCCCAGCCAGTAGGCCAGATCAGGTCCGATGTCGGACGCCTTAATTGTTTCGGCCATCACATCGGTGACTCGAAGCTGGGGGTTGTAGGCGACTTGTTCAAAGTCGTCATACTTGCCACGGGCTTCTTCCTCACGCTCTGCGTAGGCGTCCTCAATCTGAGCGCGTTGCTTTTGGAGTTCTCGCTGCGCGATCAGTTCTTCGGCCTTCCTGACGGCCAATGCTTCCGCATAGGCTTCAGGGGACTCAAACTGGTCCGCTGGCGGGAGTTCCGCTGGCACCGACTGCGCAGCTTGCCTTTCGGCCAGCTTTGCCTGCTGCTCACGTTCCCACTTACGTTGCTCTCTTGCGAGGCGTTTGCCAATCATTGCATCGAGTTCAGCCTGAGTGAATTTCTTCTCCTCTGCTGTCTCACCGCCTTGATCAGCGACTTCCGGCGCGTTTTGTGCCTGATCCGTGGTGGCCGTCACCTCGGGGGCTTGCGCGGAGTCAACTTCCGCTAGGGTTTGGACTTCTTCAGTCATTGCATGTTCCAAAGGAACCCCGGTCTACTGGGCCGGTACAGTTCTCAGATTATGCGCTAAGAAGGCGCGGTGTCAAGATCGTCAAACTTGATACACAATGCTAACTGCTACTGTTAACCCAGACAGGTTAGCATTTGTCAGCGATGTGCCAGTTAAATTACGAAAAAACAATTTACTCAGCGTAGCAGACGCAGTGACGCAACCAGACACACTGAAGAAACCGACAAGCTGACCAAGAGCATAATTTCCGCAGACAAATGGTAAGCCACTTATCTCGGCATTCATCGCACTAGCGGTTACAGGAAAAGTGATCAATGCGCTGCAATGCACCATTCGTCCAACACGGGTGTATTTGTTGTCAGTGATTGTCAGAGAAAGACCGGCACCGGAGCCATCAGCAGGTGTCCAAGTACCTTCGTCGTACATTGTCAATGTATCACCACCCGCTGCCGAAAAGTCAATCCCTTTTCCACTGGCGGGAGCCAAAATTTGGTCAATGGTGGCTTTTTTTGTTGACCCGGATTGAACAACGGGTACGACTTCGGTACCCGCAAGCGCAGTTGCGGAACTTAATTGAGAGATTTTCAAATCAGCCATGATGTTCCTTTTCGTTAACCGGATATGCCGCCAAAGAATTGAGCAGTCACAGAGCAAAGCACACCGGATGTATTGGTGATTCTAATCGTGTCATCCGATGGTGTAGTCACCGTAAATGACGCACCACCTAATGTTCCATTATCGGTTGCGATTTGCTGAAAACTGCTGTCAGTCCCACGCCCAAACACTGAGTATGTTGTCTGTGTTCTCTGGTTTCCTGTTGCGTTTGTTGTACAGGCCACGGTCAAGAAACCTTGATAGCCTGATCCAGCCGCATTCAACGCGAGATCAACAAAGTCACCCGAGGAAATTGATGGCGTTTGAATCGACTGAACAATTGATGTGCCAGTCGCAATGTCGTTGCGATTGACAAGTCCAAATGACTTCCATGTGCCCGGCGAACCAGAAGTGGTGCAAACCCATCCAATAGGACCACCCTGAGTGGGGTTTTCGTTCCAACTGATTGAGTTCTTAGGGTAGTAACCTACGGCTGGGGGAACCGTTCCCGCTGTTTGAATCGGAACACCAAGGCGCTGTGTCCCAAACCGACTGTCTGCTTGGAAGTTTCCAAAATGCACATCTTGCGTGTAACCTGTGTCGTCAACAAGAATGCGCACTGTCTTGCAGTCATAGCTCCCTCGCGTGATGACATCGGCATACGCGATGCCGCCAGTGCCGACGTTGTGCCGAAGATCAACAAACGAGCAGTCGGTCAGGTTGTAAGGAAGGCCAATTCCAGGCACTCCACGAATCAGTGCGTAACTCGATCCTGTGAAGATGTTGTTGTATCCACCGATTTGCTTGATGCCTTGGAATCTGGCCTCAACACTGACAGCCGGGTATCCGACCAACTTGTGCGCCGTGAAGGACGAACTTTCAATCAGCGGCTCGACCCAAGTGATGCCACCATTGAACACGTTACTCGTTGCGTCAGCAATGTAAGTGACCATGTTGATGTTGCTGGCACCTGCTGAAAGAAGCAGTGCGGAATACATCGTCCACTGTCCAGCTCCTTCAAACACCACGTTGTCAGCACCGCCCACGTTGTCTTCTGAGAAGAAGTGTGGCTTGAACATGGCGTTGTCAGTGTTCGGGCTGATCGATGGCCCAGCGTAAATCGTCTGATACAGCGAAGATGCGCCGATGCCATTCTGGTCTGCCGTGTAGAACGAGCAGTGCTTGTACGGTGAGGCCAGTGGATATGGATTGCGGAATGAAGGGGCAAACCAGCGAGATGACTCTGCGCCAATGCTGATACACGCTGCCTTCTTGAAGTCGCCTTGTACCCAGACATTGTAAAAGTTGTTACCGTTGGCTTGAGTCTCAGTTGTTGAGCGCGACAATAAAAGACCACACTGAGCGTAAGTACCGGAAACAGTGCCGATCCAAATGTCACTCATTGTCATCCGACTGGTGCCGGTGCAATCCCAAACAGCAACATCATTCTGAGAACCATTAATGATGGTTGTCTGGTTATTCTGTCCTTTGATTGTAATAAATTTAACAGAACTAAAACTAAACCCTGTGCAGTCAACTGATGTGACAACGTAATACTCGTCCGGATCGGGAATGACAAGTGTACCACCCGCGTATGTGTTATCACGCAAATGTGCCAGTGCTGCGTTAAACGCCGCAGTGTCGTCAGTCACACCATCGCCAACAGCCCCAAAGTCTTTGACACTGATAGTTTCTTGCAGTTTCTTCTCAACCGTACGCGATAGTTCTGCGGTACCTGTACCAGAACCAACACCCGTTGCAATAAAGTGAGTTCCGATTGTGTTCGATGTCGCACCAATCAACGTGTAATCGGTGGTTCCGACAGTCAGAATGCGATATGTTTTGCCAATTACAAAGCTACCGGCTGTGACCGTGTAACCTTGTTCGTACATAATGGAATCCGCATCGTTTGCCGCTGGCGGTTGAGCCGATGATGGAATGTTGTCATATGTCGCAATCAAAACTTCTGTGGATGTTTTTACGACAAATTTATAGCCCACACCCACAGGTAGCCAAATCTCACCGCCTGATGGTACCCGACCCGCAGCATCCAAAATAATTGGATTGGTGTGAAAAGACGAATCGGAATTGGTTGTGTAAGTTACAGCGGGTGTCGTTGTTCCGGCGGTGTACGTATAAATTTTTCCACCCGTCAATGGATTCCCATTGTTGTCGAAAAATTGCGCGCCTGCGCCTGCAAACAAAGAAAGAGTGATGGACATTCGGTTACTCCAACAAAATGAGTCCGCCGTCCTCTTGGACGAGGTTGTCTCCGTTTTCACAGAGAAGATTGCTCTGAGCCACCTCAGAAGCGCGGCCACCAAAGAGCGAAACAATGCCGCCAAGACCGATAGCCACTGCGTTGCGGGCTGCAAGGAAACTCATTTCGTATTGATCGGCTTGGCGTAAACCGTGCCGCCTGCGGACAGTTGAATCGCGCTCACACGCCAGATGCCCGAGGTGCCGGTGGGCACCTTGAACGGGATCGGGGTGAAGGCGGGAATGGGGGTGCTGGCGGTCGTGGCAACAGCGCCTTCACCAACCTCGACGTAGCAGGGCTGGTCAGACCAGACCATGACGCCTTCGGGACCGGCGTTCCAGCCAGTCGTGGAGCCAGCGGTGCCTGTATAGGCCACGGACTGCGCGGGGAAGTCCGCTTTGGACAGAGGGTTCAAGAGTTCCATGTTGGCTCCTTATGCGAGGAATTTTAGCTTGTACAGGGTGGACAGGTAAAGGCCCACGATTTCGTCGATGATGTTCTGAAGCGCGGTGTCAGTTTTCTCAACCACCTCGTAGCGCATCTTTTCGATGTCGGCCAGCGAATCCTCAAGAAACTCGACAATGTTAGTGGTCTTCTTGGCTGACATGAGGCTGATAGGGCCGATCAGCCCATGACGGCCTTGGTAGGCTTCGGCAAACTTGTCGGCCAACTCGATTACCTCGTCGTAGAACGAGTTCAGGGCCATGTGCTTGGAAAAACTGCGAGTGTTCAGGTGAACGGAATGCGCAACATCCCGTGCCAGAAACAACGTGCCGACGAAATCAGCGCATTTCATTCATCTCTCCTTGCTCGGGCATCCCACCCATCTGTTCGGTCGATTCGATTTGAGGGGTTTCTCGCATTTCGTGCGCACCCACCACAAGATCATTGCTTTCCATCGCGGCCGCAACCACGCCCATTGCGATGTCTTGAATCTGCTGTTCGGTCATCCCCGCCTGCACGGCACTGATGCGCTGTGTCTCGGCCTGATACGCCTTGATTTCAGCCTCAAATTCTTTGATTTCCAGATCGCGGGCTTCCATGCTCTTGTTGACGTTCTGGAGCATGTTGAACATGTTTTCCATCTCGGCCTGCATGGCTTGCATTTGCTGATTGGCAGCAACCAGAGCCGGGTTGTCCTCGTCGGCCAACACCTTGGGGTCCAAAGTCTTCTGAAACCGCTTGGCGAGGTCTTGGGCACCGGGCCAGTCCATGTTCTTGACGAATAGGTCGCCAGCCACGCTCCAAAGCTGCGGATTGCCCTGAAGCAAGTGGGCCATCGACTCCAGAGCCTCCTGACGCTTGGTGGCGTAGCCGGGACCAGTGATGACGCGAACATCGTACTTGCCGACAGACGGGTTGTAGATTTTGTCGATGACGATGCCTTCTTGGTTCACGATCTTCTTGACCGGTTCCTCTTGCATCGGGTTCATCTTGACGGTCGATGGTTCACCGTCTTCGCCAATGATGCGGGCGATCCGCTCGGTGTCGTAAATTTTGGGGATCAAGTCCACCAACTGACGACCAACATGGCGAATAGCGCGGGCCAGATTATCCACATAGTGATAGGTTCCTACGTCACCTTCGCGCTGACGCGCAAGGATGGCCTTGCCAGAACGCTCGTTGCTGGTCATGCCCAGCGAAGCGTTGTACTGACCGGTGGCCGACTTGATGTCCTCAGAAGCGCCCGCCTTGGCTTGCAGCAGGCCGCTAGAGGCCATCGGAGGCTGTGCCCGCTGGGGTAGTGGCAGGACAGCGCCTTGACCGTCTGTAACGTCTGGGTTGACCTCCAGATACGGCCAATTCTGGGTGTTGGCCGTCTTCCACTGCTGCTCGTAACCCTCAAACTGACCACCGTAGCCGATGAACGGGGCTTTGGGGGCCAGCGCCAGCATCTCGGCTTCCTGCGACACCCAATAGTTGTACATGCGCTGGGCGTCTTTGGCGTTGCGCACCAGACCGCTCACGTACACACGACCGTCGACTTCAAACTCGTTGCCGATCACGCGCACCACGGGGATGTACTGACCGGCCCACTCGCGCTCTTCAAGAACCTCGTAGCCGTTGATCTTGCACCACTTGACCTTCTTGCGGTCAGAGGGGCGCTGGCGCAGGGGCTTGCCGAACATGGCGCGAAGCTGCTTGTCCTCGGGCGAACCGTCAAAAGCGGTCACGTTGCCCGGGTACAGGTTGAGCGTGGCCTTCTCGTACTCGATGTAGAAGTACTCGGCAATCCGCACCGTGTTCTCGCTGATCCACTGGCTGATCGACTGATCACCTACACCCAACGACATGAGGGTGTTGATGGGTGCGGCGTTGGGGTACAGACGCTCGTACTCGGCTTTGGTCAGGTCTTCGGTGATGAAACACCAGCGGGCATCGGCTCCGGTGGGGTCTTGGATCAGCGGATCCATGTAGACCGAGAAACTGTTGCGCACACGCCCAATCTTGATGTCCTGATCGAACGTGTCTTCGTCGCAGTATTCCGTCAACAGCCGGATGTAGCCTTCACCATAGGAGACTTGGTTCTCGCAGGCGGTGTCGTAGGCCACGTCGGCGTCGGAGATGTACTCGATGTGACGGATCACGCCGTTGTAGACCTCAGCTACCTCAACATCGCCCTTGTCGTCAGCCGGGATCACCTTGATACCCGGGCGGTTCATGCGTTGCTCGTTGGTGATCTGCTTGACGTGCTGGGGCAGCTTGTTGATGGTCAGGCAGGGGCGGGCGTTGATGGTCTGACCTTGCACCGCGCCACGGGTTTGGAGCACGTCGGCGGGCCATTGCCACTGGTTGTCCGGGGAGCCTGCGTAGAAGCGCAGGTCATCGAGTTCGCTCTCGCGTGTCTCGGAGTAGGCCGAAATCGCCATCGTCATGCGAGAACGGGCGACGGTCAGGATGTCCTCGGAGCCGCCTTTTGACGGATACGGGCCGTTCTTTGCCACATTCGCTGCGGCCACGATTCCGGTTGTGTCTTTCATGCGTCAAATACTCCGAGGGTGTGGGCTTCCCGCATCACGAGCAAGCCTTCGCCCTCATATTGTAGGTCTTGACCGATGGAATCACCAAATAGCACCCGATCACCGGCTTTGACATCTTTGGCGTCCGGGCCAGCGGAAATGACGGTGCCGGTGCCCGTTTGCTTCTGCCTGAGCAGCACGAAAAGTTCGTGTTTTTCGAGGTCTGGGCGGACGATCAGGCAGTCTTGAAGGGCTTGAATGGTCATTTTTTGGACTTCGTTGGTGCTTTTTTGGCAGCTTCGCGTTTGACGCTGTACGCGATGGCGACGGCCTGCTTGACGGGTTTTCCGGCCTTGATTTCAGCCTTGACGTTCTTGCGGAAGGCGGCGTCACTTTTTGATTTGACTAAAGGCATGTCAGGCTCCCATCCAAGATGTTAGAACAGCCCCATTCTGCGCGTTGCGCCGGGGGACTGCGCGGTCATTGTACTCCCGATGTGCAACAGGGAACGCAAAAGTCACGGCAATGGCGTCAGCAGCATCTGGTGAGGCCAGTCCACGGGCGTTCATTTCCTTCTTGCCCTCCAAGAATATGGTGCCCGCAGAGTTGGGCTTCTTCATCGGCCCGATCAGATCAGCTTTGAGCAGCCTGTCCTGCGGCAAACTGGCCGACTTGAGCCAGTCGCGCATGGCTCCCCAAATCTCGGCCCTTTTGTTGCCCCACATCACGGGGTTCTTGGCCTTCCAGCCAAAGTTCACCCCGCGCACTTTGTACTTCTGCTCGGTCAATCTGTCAAGGATGCCGTAGCCCAGACCTCCCTCGTCGATCACGGTCAGAGCAGGGCGGTACTCCTCGATGGCGTCGATAACGTGGCCCACGGTGGTCATGGTGTCGTCACCACGGAACCGCTTGATCGCCACGATGTCCCGGCCTTGGCGCACGGCAATCACGGTGCTGTCCATGCCGCCCCGCGCGGGGTCTACGCCGATGATGATGGGTGCGGTCATGTCCTTGTGCAGCGCGCGCTTCATGGCGTCATCGACAAGGTGCGGTGCGATGAACTGGTCTTGGCCCGACTTGGGGAAGTCGCCATAGACCTCGACCCGGGCCTCGTCCGAGTCCTCACCGTACTCATTGATGATCTGCTGGTATATGGTCTTGTCGGTGCCCTCGACCGTGCGGGCGTCGATCTTCTCGCTCTCCCAGAACTCCCGCTTTGACCCGTCCACGGCCTCGTAGAAGTACCCGGTGTTGCGCCGACCGTTGCTGAACGCCAGCCAGTACCGGTCCAAGATGTTCTCGGTAAAGAAGCCCGCAGCCACGGACCAGATGCTGTCCGGGATACCGCTGGCCTCGTCAAAGATCACCATCATGCCGTCCATGTTGTGCACACCGGCGTAGGCGTCTGGGGTCTCCTCGCTCCACAGCTTACCCTCGGCTCCCCAGTACCGGGTGCCTTTGCGCAGGTCACGCTCGACCAGTTCGGTCAACCAGTTGGCCGGGTTCAGACTCGTGGCCGTGGGTTCCCACCAGTGGGCGTTGATCGCCATCGTGACCCACTTGGTCAACTCACCCCACGTCACTTGGCGCAACTGGTTCTCGCTGTTGGCCGACACAATGACGGATGACCCGATTCGAGTGGTCAGCATCCACAGGATCAGCCAGCTAACCAGTGCCGACTTCCCCACCCCTCGACCAGACGATACAGCCCTGCGCAAAGCGTCGATCAACTCGTCGTTGCTCTGCTTGCCCCGGTTCTCTTTGATGAAGTCCCGTATGCGGCGCAGCGCCCTACGCTGCCATGTGCGCGGGGCTTTGAAGTGTTCGAGGGGAGTGTTCTTCTGCCCCCAAGGGAACGCAAACAGGACAAACGCTTCAGGGTCATCCTTCAGAGCAGGACTCCAAAGCTGGGCCATGAGCGTCTGCTCGTCTTCTGGGCTGTACCGGGGTTTTTGCATTACCAGAGCCTTTCAGCCACATAGGCCACAAACAGTACGATGACCGCACCAATGATTACGGTCATGATTCCATCCTTTTGGCAAACTCGGCCATCAGTTCCTGCGCGACACTTTGGATTCCATACGCTTCTTGTTCGCGCCCGGGTGTGAGTTCACCGTAGTAATCGCACCATTCTTGCCATGCGTGAACGGCCTCGTGAACCAGCAGTCCGGCAACTTCGATGGGGTTTCTGTTCTCCCACCCAGCCAAGCACACGATGCAAGCCAGCCCCTTGGGTGATGCGATGTGGTGCGCTGTTGCGTTGGCATGTGGGGTCTTGATCCAGTTGTCTACCGCACCAACACCCATGTCTTTGAGCGCAGCCTTGTACTCATCTTCGGACAAGCACAGGCACAGAAAAGGACCGGGTGCGCTGATTCGCCGGTCAAGCCAGTTGATCTTCATTTGGGTTTCTTTCCAAAGATCGCGTCCCAGTTGTCGCGGAACTTCTGGGGGTCGGGGATCGGTCTAGGCGCGGAGCCTTTGCCCCCATCACTCATCTCGGTTCTCCAGTCTTGGGGTCACGTCAATCACCTCACCCTCGATCACCCGGGCTTGGGCCTGCGCCAGCGCCTCGGTGATAGAGATGGTGCCGCCGAGTTCAACCTGCTTGCTCTCGCCGTAGCGTTTCTTGTTGTGGGCGCTCATGAGCCACTTGCGCGTGTCGATGCGCAGCTTGTCCCTGTTCACCGTATCGTTCGAGTTGGCGTCGATGGCCTCGACCCCATCGGCAATCTCTAGGATTTCCCCGGCAAGGAACTCGGTACGCATCTCCTGCGCTTCCTTGAATCGTTCGTGGCGGGTGGGGTCACGCTTGACCCAGCGCAGGAAGTCCTCATATGAGATGGCCCGGTGGTCATCTTCGATCAGGGATTGCAGGGATCGGCCCCGGTAGATGTCTTCAACGACACGCTCAAATATCTGCTCATATTCGACATGCAGCAGCGCCCTTGCCTCTTTCGAGGGTTTGATGGGGGCTGGGTCGGGCACGGTCAGCCAGTTTGGCAGTTGGTTTTCACTGGCGACAGCCGTGCCTACGAACGAAGTGTTCTCTTGTTTCATAGTGCCCTTAGTGTATGGCATAACGGTTTCCTGCGCAATGTCGGGGTAGTGGAAGTAGTTGACCCACTGGGTTTCTGATTTTCTAAAAATTTTTCACGGTTTCTGTGATGCCTACGTAGCCGGACCATCGACCCCGCTGGCCCTACCCCTCCCCCTCGCTCCCAGACTCCCGGGCACCACCGCAACCCTGACCCAGTGGGGCGACACCCAGCACCACGCCCCAGCGATTCCCCGCCCCAGTGGGTCAGGCTTTGAACCCTTGACCCATTGGGTTTAATGGGCCTTTTCATGGTTTCGGGGGAATTCTTGGGAGCTTTGAACCCGTGCCCCATTGGGTCAAGGTTTCCGGGAAAAACCGGGGAATTCCCGGGAAAAGTGACACCCAGTGGGTCAGGGAAACCCCTTTTTCGTTCGATGGTGACACTTTTAACTTTCGCGCAGGCAAGGCGAAAATTAGAGTACTTTTTAAAAGCACTAGAATTCTGGAATCTCTAAAACCTTACCCCCAGAATAAAAGGGCACTTTGTCACCACTGACAAAGTGACACCGTGAACCTTACCCACTGGGTAAGGGAAAGCACCTAGAAACTTTTTTCACGTAGCCCCTTGACAACTTGACCCAGTGGGTTAGAATTGAACACATCAACAACCCGTAACCGTAAGGAACCGAAACCATGAACCGCCATAGCTTGACTTATATCGAGATGTACCCCGAACCCGTGGACACCCGCGAACCTTCCCCGCTGATGATTTGGGCGGGCGCAGCCTTCGCACTGGGTGCCCTGTACCTGACAACCGTTTTCCTTTTCTCCCTGTAACCCGTAACCTGTAAGGACTGACACCATGAAAACCACTGTTTCCCGCTATGACTTTGAACGCGCCTTCGTTGACGCTGACCGCAAGGAAAATTTCAGCTATGAGGGGCTGAAGGCTTTGTTTGACTATTTCGAAGAATACGAAGAATCGACCGGCGAAGAAATCGAACTCGACGTTATCGCCATTTGTTGCGAGTACTCCGAAGACACCGCCGAAGAAATCGCCCGTAACTACTCGATTGATCTTTCGGACCTTGACCCCGAAGACGACGATTATGAGGAACAGTGCACCGAAGCCGTGCGCGACTACTTGAACGAAAACACCCAGTTAGTCGGCGAGACTTCGACCGGCTTTGTTTACGCCATTTTTTAAGGGGTATACCATGACATATTGGGAACAAATCAGCCGCGAAACCGTTGACGGGTTCGACATTGTTTTTTCAGTTGCAGCCGAAGACATGCACCCCCGCGACTCTTTCGACATGGAACCCGAAGAACTCGCCCAACTTTGCGAAGACATTGACCGGGGCCGTTATTCGTGGTTTGTGGCCCGGGTTCAGGCTTTCCGGGCCGGTGTTGAACTCGCCGCCGACTATCTGGGCGGGTGCCTGTATGACTCCCCCGCCGACTTTGTGAAAGCCGGGGACTACTACGCCGATATGGTTGACACCGTGAAGCGTGAAGCCCGCGCCAAAATTGAAGAACTCGCCGCCCTGTAACCCGTAACCGTGAAGGATTAAAAATGATTGACTTGTTAAGACTCGAAGCCCCTGAAGCCGAACGCATCGCATACGCCGAAGGCTTCACAATGGCCGCTGAACTGTTCGCCCGTATCGCTGAACTCGAAGCCGAACGGGACCAACTGGCCGAAGAACTGGAAAAGGCGCAAGAAGCCGCCGCGAATGATTCGCTAAAACGCTGGGAAAAGGAAAACGGACCCGCCGAAGAATACAAAGAATTTTTCTTTGACTGTTTCGCCCGACTGGCGGGCCACTACCCCGCCCCTGATGTTTCAAGCGACTATGACAAGTCTGTGATTTTCGCGGCCATTGAAAAGGGCGAAGAAGCCGAAGCGAACGGGGGTGCAGCATGAGCTATGAACAAAAAGACGGCATGGTTTACGACCCCGAAGACGGGCAAACAATCGCCACAATGTCAGAAAGTGCAACACCTGAACAAGCCGCATTACTTGCAGCCGCCCCGCAACAAGCCGCCCGGATTCGTGAACTTAAGGACGAACTCGAAAACATGAGGGACACGCTTTATCAGTGCCTTCCATTTTTTGAAGACTGGGAAGACGAAGCCGGGGTTTATAAGCCCAACACAATGGCCTTCATGATCCGATTAATCCGTCAATCACTGGGAGAGTCGCCCCAGTGATAACCGCCCTTTTAATCGCCCTTGCCGGGGCCGTGTTGGTCCCGGTTGTCTGCGACTTTCTCGACCTATAAACCATCAACCCCCAGCCCCTAGGATCAAGCCGAGGGGCTTTTTTAACCCCCGACCCTAGGACACCCCCCGCCATGACACAAACCCCCCTAAAACAACCCACAACCCCCGCCCCCGGTACCGGGGCCGAACGGGTACGCCAAACCGTTGACCGCCTGAACCTTGACGAAACCCGGGCCGCTGAATATTTCGGCGTTCCCGTGTTCACCGTTCGCAAGTGGTGCACGGGTGAACGCGAACCGGGCGCAGCCGTGGCCCGGTTGCTTGACGTGCTGGGACTTGTCGAAGCACTCGCCCCCGCGCTTCACGGTTCTTTTTTGCCGCCCATGAGCACGACACCCCCGCGCAAGCGTGGCCGGGTGAAGAATTTGGCCCCGGAAATCAATCATGTCGAAAAATCCGGTACCACCGGCTCAACCGATTCGATTGACAATTCGGTCATGTCGAAAAATCCCGTTTGAAGGAGTCAACCATGAACGCTCTCGAACACTATGACCGCCTCTATGGCGACATGGGCCTGAACCCCCAAGACGCTGCCCGATTCGTCTTTGTCTCGGGCTGGAACAGCGCAATGGAAGAAGCCATGAAGCGCGTCAACGCCATGCCCTTTGGCAATGACACCCGGGCATCGTTTGCCATCTATTTCCAGCAGATGATGGTGGTTGACCCATCGGACATTCAGGGGAAGATGCAATGACCTACGTCAAAAGCGCCACAATCGAACGTGCTAGAGCCGTGGTGAAACAACTGCACGACCGCAATCGCTCAACATGGGATGATCTGGATAGGGAAACCGCTCATGCAATCAATGCACTGATCGCCGACAACGAGCGATTATTCAATCGTGTTGAGGTAATTGCTGCGGAGCGAGATAACGCCCGCGCTTGTTACGAAAATACGGTCCAGTTGTTGATCGGCGTTCATTCGATGATGTACCCGCCAATGACTAGCCTACCCGATGGTCGGATAATGATGTTCAGACCAAATGACCCAAACCCTCATGAAGTACTGCAAGAATTAAGCGACCGCATACGCGCTTTACCCGATCAGATTAGAAACATTGAAACCAACCTCAGGAAACGATACTGAAACCAAAAGGCCCGGTAACCCCGGGCCTTCTTCATTCCATCGTGTCAGGGTCATACCCCTTGACCAACTTGCGCTCTTTGCCCTTGTCGTAGGCATGGCGGTAGATGTAGTCAGCGTGGCGCTGCTTGGCCTTGAGCACCTGCTCCCGGTAGTCTTTGAACATGGTGGGCAGCGTGGGGTTGATTGCCCACATGGCCCGGTGCTTGTGCAATTCCTCCTCGATCTGGACAGCCCACCCTGCCTGCTCCAACACCAGCATGGCGTCCATGACCATTTGGTCCTTCTGCCAC